ATCAGCCGCATATTCAGTTGCAAACTCCACAGCGGAGGTGACGGACGCATTGTATGGGTCTTGATACTTCTCAAGGAACTTGGGCGACTTCTCAAATGCCGTGCGCTCAAGTTCGGCCTCCATCTTCTCTAGCTTCTCACGATAGGTGGAAAGCTCTGTGTCCTTGGTCTTGAGGGTTTCCTCGTAACTCTCTGCCTTCTTGCGAAGCTCTGCAATATTGTCTTCCTTGCTCTTCTTCTTTGGCTTCTCCTCAATAGGATCTGGGTCTTTTGAAAGGTCAAGGTCAGATACGTCAAAGCTATTAGACACTTCAGGTTCTACTTCAACCTTAATCTTCTTTTCTTTTTTAGGCTCAACATCCTTGCCGTCCATGTTCTTTAGGAAGTCACTAGCCTCCTGCACGGAAACACTATCAAAGCCATCAACTGCCACATCATCGGGCAGGGATTCAAGGCTCTTCAAATCCGTTTTGGGGATATTGGGCTTGTTTTTAAGCTGTCTTGAAATCTGCGACTCCCAGCTTTCAGTAATTGGTTCTGGGGTTGTGGCAATGACGGGATCAGCGGATTGCGTGATGGATGCTACTGGGGCTTCTGTTTGGTCTGACATATATGTGTTGGTTAAAATTCGGTGGTGTAGCTAGGAGGAAGCTCTTTCATTTCCTCTGGTACGACGGAAAGGTTTTGCAGGTCGGATAAAATAGATGCCCTTCCAGCATCATATCCGAATAGAACGTGTGCCTTGTCGGAAAGCTGAAGCAATCCATTTCCAGCCAACGTCCTTGCCATTGTCTGGGAATCCAGAATAGAAATAGCGGCCTTTAGTACTGGAAGATCAAGGATCTTCTTTAGTTCGATAGCGAGGGAAACATCCGCTCGCCACTCTTCATGAGTCATAATATTTTAGTTGTTGTTGTTTATCGGCAATTCCACGCCCTCAAGCTTTTGTTCACTCTGCTATTCGGGTCACGTTTTGTTTTTTCACTTGTGAGTTTGGCTTTAAGTCCCTTCATCCTAGAGCAAAATGATTTCCTTCTTGCGGCATCTTTTTCTGTTTTGGGGTTCGGTGCTGGCGGCTTTAGATTGCCACCAGTAGCCTTGTTGTAGCTTGCTCGTCCCTTGGCGTTCAATCCACCTTTGGGATTCTTGCCCTCCTTTCTAGTCCATGCCTGTGTCATATAATTTTAGTTGTTTATTGTCGTTGATTGCACAACAGCATTAAAGCCTTGTACTACTTTTGCATTTGCAAGTCAAGCTTACTTATTTTTGCATTGTCCATTTCATCTGCCTGCGCGTCCCTGATGGAGTGAATTAGGTTTTTTAGTATTAGGGCTGGCTCCGACTCCCTGCCTAGAAATGTTCTACAATAGATATAACGCTCATAAATGAGCGATATGATCTGCTCTCTCATTTCCTCCCGACCCGAATCAAACGGGTGTGTTGTCATTGTTTTTTATGGTTAGGTTTACCGACAATTACTTCTTGGCAGTCTTGGCAGACTGACGGAATGCCTTGGCAGTTGGTCGCCCCTTCTCTCCAGCTTTCTTCATCCGCTCGCCAGATCCTTGTGCAATCCTTTTTTTCTTTGCGTGAATGTTGGCGTAGAGTCCTTTTTTCATGGGGGGTTTATTCTTGGGTTGTTCCGTACTTTTGAGCCACCTTGATGCGATCCACCATCATCCGCTGTGCTGTCTTGCGGTCTTGGAGTTGCATCTGGTGCTGTGCCTTTGCCTGTTTGATTTGGGCATCGTTCTGGAACTTCATGCGATCAAGCTCAATCTTGTTCATGGCAACCATTGCCTTCGGATCTTGCTGTTGAGGCTGTTGCTGTTGAGCCATTGCCTCCATCTGGCTCTGCTGGATCTCCTGAGACATCCTAGCAAGCTGATCAGCAATCTTCATAAGCTCGCTCACCTGCTCATTCATGGCATTGAACTGATCCGCACGAGTGGGATCGGCCTCCATGTATTTAAGATGCGTGAGCATATGAGGAATAACAGCCTGCATTGTCTTATCAGCACCCACAGGATCAATCTGCTGATCTTGTACGGACTGCACGACTTGACCTGCGAACTGGAGGTGAACGGCCATGTGCGTGGCATGGTTTTGGTCTGGGTCAATAAGCACCTGCCCCCCTGTCTGGAGTGCATTGTTCTCAAGAGACGCAATGGATAGGTCATTTCCATCTGGCTTTGTTTCCTCTGGGATTCCGAATGTGTCCACCCCAGTCTGTCCTGCGATAGCCGCAATGTTGGCATTGATAACACGCTTCCTATTGGACTCTGGGAGTTGTGGGAGATACTGACCGATCAGTTCCATCGCTTGCATGCGAGCCGCAGACGATCCCTGACCAATGCTTCGTGTTGCCTTGACGCTATCAATGTCCAGCATAGCCGCTTTGGGAACTCCACGATTGAAGCAAGCGTTCTGGAACTCAAGAGCCTCCTTGCCGCCATGATCTTCCTCTACGAGGTTCGGATTGGATGCACGACGATAAACCTCTGCATAATGAACATCAAGAGCCTGAAGGTAGATTTCTGCACGAGTGTTGGTAAGGCGAGACTTCTCACCAATCTCTGCCTCAACTTCCCGATTGCTCTTCTTCCTGCCTCCAGCAACGGATGGCATGAATGATCCAATGTCATCACTCTCCTGCCCTTGGAAGTATTGAGCCGTCTGCATGGCGGCGGCAAGATTAGATGCGACATTGACTTGCGTTAGGTTAAGGCCAGGAGGCAAGATACGATAAGGTCCTACCTGCACAGTCTTTAGCTTCTCCGCATCAGCCGCAGAGTTAGGCTGGAACATAACGGCAGATCCAACAATGACACCCTCAAGGAGCGAGTTGTTAACCCTGTTCATTGCCTCTGCGTACTTATAAACCTTCTGACCAAGGCCACGGACGCTGTGGTAGTAGCCATTGCCAACGCCATTCAGGAAGATGGTGAAGGCGTTAGAGAAGTTCTTATATCGTCCTACCTTCTGGCACAAAAATTCGGTGCTGTTGAGGCGATCAAAAATGTAATGTGAAATCCTGCCATCGTATTCACGCACATAGAAATGAGCGATCTTGATAACCTTGCTCTTGGCATACGAGTAGTATAGGGCATTGTTTTTAAGCTCCCTCTGATACCACTCCCAAGGACGGCGTTGATCCTGCTCATCAACCTTGGCTTGCATGATAGCCTCCCTGCATTGTTCAACATCCCATCCACCACGAGTTGCGGCCTCTTCATTCTCAACGTAGCTGTAAAGCTCTTCGCAATACATCTCATCAAGGATGTAGCAAAACTCCCAGTTGTCCCAATCAACCTTAGATCCCTTTGGAACAACCAGAGCGTAAGGCTCAATAGCCTTGGCTCGCCAATCCACCCCATCTGGGAAGTACATACAAGCCATTCCATGAATAACAAGCTCCTTATGGCAAACCTGATGCTGTGCAAGAAAGTTGGGATTGCTGGACGATAGGAGCCTGTGGAACTCCTCCGTAATGATCCTGCTCCATTCTTCCCTCTTGCCCATGTCCTTCCCGTACTTGGTCTTTACAGTTGCGTAATGACCAACGGATGTGAGGATGTCAAAGTATGGGATAACAGCGGCCTCGACCTTTGCTTCAGCATGACCCCAGTTTACGTTGATGCGGTCTGCCTGACCCATCTCACGAAGCTGTTGTTCGTTATATGGAGGGTTGCCATCAATGATGCCCTGAATCTGCGCCCTGCGATATGATGCTATCTGATCGTCATTGATCAGTTCAAATAGCATTGACCTAGCGGATTCAGCATCCTCAATTCTAGTGCGAGGAGGCTTTTCGCCAACTTTAGGGTCAGTTAATCCAAAGGAAATCATATTTTAAGTGAATCGACAGCGTGAGTTAAGTCATCATTTTTGACCCAGCACCATTCTGGTCTAGCGTTTGTTGTCTCCGATTTCTCGCCAGAAAGCAACACTTTTCTATTGACATGGACAATGGCTTCGTTTCTGCAACCACATACACCACAGGTATATAACTTTGAATCCAGCGGAGTTGTGCGTGATCCCTTAACCTTTGCAACCAAGGATGTTATCTGTTGCATGGCAGAGCATCCAGCACAGAAGTTGGTTGTCATGTTGTTGTAGCACCTAGCGCAGATTTCGGCCCTTTTATTCGCTTCTTCCTGACTGACAAAGACTTCCTGCCCAGACACAGCATCCATTGCCATTGTTGCAAGGGACTTGATTCCCTTGATAATGTTTTCAGCTGATAGATTTGGAGCTACCCCTTGTGCTGGATTGCCATCAGAATAACTGCACCAACCATGAGGAAGCTGACGGCAAAGATGGTCTTCTACTACCTCTTTCCAATCAGGAGGCAACGTGATTCCATTTTCCATATAATGCTTCTTAACCCTAGACAATAGGGATTCCATAGTGAGTTCGCCTTCAATGCGAAACCCTGTCTCTGGAACAACGAAGCGATAACGATTGGGGGGAACGCTATCGTGAATTATCAGCTTTTGACGTATCATTTTTAATAATCTCCTGTATGTCTTTAAGTGCTGAATGATAACCGCTCATCCAAGCGATTGCCATGTATTCCTCGTGCCCTTCAGCAGATCCATGATTTTTAGAGTATGAGCGAATTCCAACGCTTCCATACCATTCGTCGAATTGTTGTTTAGCTGTCATTTGTATTCCTTTCTTGTTCAATGCTTTTTGATAGTTTCTTTTCCATGTCACCAACTGTCTTGCCAAATCTTTCAACGAAATCTTCGTTTGCAAAGGGAATGTAGGCGTGAAGCACCTCATGCGCCACAACGTCTGACAGTCTACAGTCTGCATGATATTTTTTGTTGATTGTGATTCGTCTGTTTTGGTAGTAGCACTTTCCGATTGCTGGGCCATTTGGAGTCATCCCACAATCCCCCCATCCAAACTCCCAGCGTTCTCCGTTAATGTCTACATTGCCAACCTTCTTGAATTTCATTTTGCGAGCTTGGTTATTTCCCTTTGAATTAACCATGCCGCCTTTTGCAAGTCTTCCAGTTCCTTTTCTGGATTCTTCTTGCCAGCACGGAATATGTATTTCATGGCAGATGCACGAGCAAACGGCATTTCGTCAATAATGTCGATTAGCTCAACGCCATTGGCATTGATATAATGGGATGGATGTGAAACTGGATTGCTCATCGTTTGGGAAGTATCATGCCCTTGCGTTCCACATAGCGTAGCGGCCCGAAGCTGACAACTGTGTAATGGATTTTACCACGCTTCATGTCATCAATGACATTCTGTAGGTATTGATCGTGACGCTTGTTGCCAACTACATATGGCCCTGCTAGGACGCTGTAGTCTTCTTCAATATAATATTCTGCTTCGTTTTTCATTTAATGATTCTGTAGTGTGGTGTTGAATACAATCCCCTTACCTCGTGGTTAATTCTAAAGTTCTTTTTCTCTATTTTCCCCGACTTCATAAGAAGCCGCAGTTTTTGAGTAAGCGTTCGTGCTGGAATGTTCAACTCAGATGCCAAGGCACTTGATGTTTTGAATCCTTCTGGAACGATGTCTGGATCGCTCAACTGAGTGCTGGCAATGATCTCAGCCCACTTATTCGCGCTCATAGTGGCAACCTCCATTCTTTATCAAACTCTCCTCTTGTGATGAGCCAGACAGCGGAATCCTTTGGCCCGATTTCTCCATACACAAGCCCCTGTCGCCATCCAAGCGTGGCCCTTCGTGCTTTCGCATAATCCATCTCACCTCTGCGAGTAAGCGTGCCTGTGCAGTAGCCCGTGCTTTCCTTGATCGTTCTGCCTTCAGCTTGTTGGCTTCTATGAGTGTGCCCAAAGATGACTTTGCCACCATACATTTCAGCCATGTCCCTAGCGGAGTTTTCATTGTAGATGGTTCCATGAGTGAAGGTCACATCACCGATAACCAGCTTTTGAAATACCCCATCATACGGAATCCTGCGGCAACCAATCTCCACAAAAGTCCTGTCAATGTAATCCGTAGCCTGTTGAGCGGCGTATGCGACAAGAGCGTTGCGGTGACTAAGCATTCGGGGAATGCGGTCTTCATGGTTTCCATCCAACACATGAGTTGGTCTATACTTTCGCAGGAACGAAAGCCCACCATCAATGTCGGGAGCAACAGGTTCGGATTCGTCGGAGCTTCCAACCGCACCAGAACGAAATGCCGTGGTATCGCACCAGTCGCCGAGATGCACCACAATACTTGGGTTCCACCTTTCCCGCATTTTAAGCACAGCGTCAATTGCTGTCTCATCTGCGTATTTCCCATGACTGCATGATATGGCGATAAAGCGTTCATACGTTGTGGCAATATGGGGGGCTTTCGCCCCCCTTGAGTTTGCTTTAGGCTTCATTAGGCGTTAGCGTTACTAGCTCCCATTTGCTAGGATCTTTCTTTCCTACAGCAACGCCAGCATCAACCAGCGTTCCATTAGATCCGAAATCGGTAGCCGCCATGAACAACTTCTCATCGAAGGTCATTGCCTCAATAACCTTGCCGTTGTCATTGAACTCCACGGAGTAGAGTGTCCATTTCTTGGCAGAGCCTTCCTTGCTCTGTGCGGCGATCTTGGCTTGCGTTGGTAGCACCCCCCTCCAAGTAGCAGTCACATTGCCAGCAGGACGAACGCTGGGGTTCTTGTCCATTACCTTTGCAATGGCTGGTCTGGGGGAATCAACAGGCCGCTTTCCTTCTGCTACGTTTCCGTCATCGTCATCCTCTGAAGCAACGCCAAGGACGGCGGCTAGTGCGTAGCGGCGAGCGTAGGTGATCGCAGATCCAACTCCCTGTGGCGACTGATCCTTGAGTGGGAGAAGTAGCGTGGTAGTCGTGCTGTGACCATCCTTGTGCATGATTGTGGTCTCAACTCCAGCCGCTCCATCCATGAACAATGGCTGTTGAGTTACTGCCAGACCATGCTTGGACAGGATAGGACGAGTCGCATCAATGATCGCATCCAGAGGAGCATACTTGCTCTTGAAGTACGGATTGTTTGCGGTTTTCGGAACATTGGAGAGTTCCCCTATAGCGGCTACAAGAGCCGTGGCGTATGCTTTCTGTTGTGCTGTGTTTTCCATAATTTTTGGTTTCAGTTTCGTTTATCCACGCTCATCAGCCTGAATCATCGAATCGTCGATAAATGCAATGGCTTCATCAAGAGTTGACCGCAATTCCTCAAACGAGGAAAGCAAAAAATCAACCTTTTCTTTGTCCGTCATGGGAGGCTCTTGGTCGCTCATTGTTATCGGACGATGAACACCACGAGGGCCGTAGTGATGGAAAGCAGGATGGATGCAATGCTAGTCCAGAACAATACGCACACATGATCCCTGAGTTCCTTGATGATGTTCTCCGTTTCATCAATGTAGGACATTGCCATGTGCGACTGCGCTTGGGCGTTAAGAATGATGACAGTCAACTCTTGGATGACATCATCAAGCTTTTTCTTGCAAGGCTTGGTGGTCTTGCTGGCGGCTGGATTCTTTGTGGATTTGGTGGTGTTGTTTTTCATAACGCAACAACCATTACCGCTGGCATCAAGCGATGGCAAGAAATATTTTCAGAAATCTTTTTTTATTTTTAGCTTGACAGGGTTATGGGAAAACCCCCTTTATAATCCCCCTATCGGCTCGCAAGGCTTAAACCAAAACGTGCTTTCGTAGGTCTCTTGTCCTATTGAGCCACCCCTTCAAAAAAACCTTACTGGCTGGTCTTCTCTCAACGAGGCGATGATAGAAAGCGTCTCTCTCATCCATGAATTTTTTGACATTCAATCCTGAAATCTTCTCAATCTTCATCGCTCGTCCAAACCCACAATTCACGCAAGCATCGAAGAATGCCCAGTCGTAGTTTTGAGGAAGGTGATCACAGCCATACTTCACCCAATACTCATTCCAATAAATATCTGTTGCTCTTTCAGCGGTAAGATTGGCAATGTCTTCCTTTGGATGAGAACGAGCGTCAATCCCATACTTCGTGCCCACCAACTTTCCATTGACGTAGTTTCCTGCGTCATTGGGATGAAGATCCAACTTGGTTCCCTCCCACTTGAAGAGGAATGGAATGATCCTGTCCTTAAATCTCTTCGTCATCGAATGACTTTGGTTTTGGGGTTCGCTCAACGATCTCTTCTTTAATTTTGGAAACTGACCCAACAACCTCTTGAATTTGGTTCGTTCCCATCTTCCAGTCATAGACCATCCTTCCAGTAACTAGGAACACAACAATGGTACCAGTCACATACAGAGTATTGGTAGTGATAGTAACGAACCCAGCAAGAGCAATCTCTGGTAGCCAGTATAGATGATAAACTGCCCACCTCCAAGATGCTTGAATCAAAGCAATGCCTATCAGGGAAATGATCAACCGCTGGGATACAAGTTTGGGAATCATGGTCTGAACCTCCATGCCGTTTTCAATCCGATATAGACTACCACACACAAGATTGCAGAAAGTGCAATCATACGCCAAGTCCATAGCTCCCTGAGTGCCTTCTCGTGCTTTCCGTGCCAGTAAACGATGTTGTTCTGCGCCTCTGACAGGTCTTGAGACTGCTTGTCAACCTGCTCCTCGTAGGTGTCAATTGCGGAGATTACGTCCTTAATCGCCGCATTTCCTGCGGAGGTTGTGATATGCGGCTTGAGCCGCTCCACTCCGACCTTAACGGCAACGGCTGAGGGAGCAACGTAACGCTCCTGTTTGGGTGCCGCACAACCCACCACAAGGGCGACGGATGATATAATAATAAGTTTAATTGTATTCATTTACCTTTGTTCTATCCACGTCATTGATGCAATTGCGTTTTTGTTAGATGTAGATGCCGCCGCCACCAATGTCAAGGTGTCACTAACTGTTCCAATGGAGCTTCTTCCAATCTGGAATTGAGTATCCTTGTCAATGCGAATTGGGCCTCCTCCACCACCTCCAATAACAAACCCTGCGTCAAGAGTGGTGCCGCCAGTAAAAGCCGTTGCGGTAACATTGTATTGAACGAAGCTGTTGGCATCTGGCATATTGTTCCAAGTACCGCCAGTAAGGGTGACGTTCCTCACCAGCCTGTAATAGACGTTGGTATTGTCAATCGTGGCTACTTGGAAGTAAGAGGGCAACACAATGCCCTGTAACTGAGTTGCTTTAAGCCTAATTGAAATCAATGGTCGGTATGTATTGGCCGTGCCAGTATCAAGCCCAGTAATGGCAGTTTGAATGTTTTGAGCAATACCGAGCTTCTCTGGTTGCCCTTCTGAAACCAGCGAGTTTGACCCTTGGTAAATATAGAAAGGCCCACCAGCTTGACCACCAGTAGTGTTTTTGATCTCAATGCGGATAGGCAGGAATGGGGTTCGGCTCCAAGCATTAACAAGGACGTTGGCTGTATTGAAGGTGTGAACGATAATTGTCTTCCCATCAATGACCCACCCAAACTTTACCTGACCTGCGCCATACCACTCATACTCAAAGCTAACCATCTGTTGCTTTGTTGGGTCTGCGGTAATTCCGCTAGGCCCATTGCCGTCCAGCTTATCGCCATTCCATTGCGCCCTACCAACTCTCTGAAGGGATGGAGTCCCACCGCTGTTGATGATGCAACAGAAGTAATCGCCTGATCCGTCGTCCTCGAAATAGAACCCATCCGAACCATTGAAGAGTCCAAACCTTTTACGGATTCCTGCAACTGGAAGATTGAGTTTTACCGAAAATGAAAGCGTGGAAGTGCGGCTTGGAATGTACCGCATGGTGTGGATCGTTTGACGTATAACCTCGCTGTTAAGCGTGCTAGTAACTGCCATATCAACCTCTGATCCAGTAGGGTCGTGAGTAGCCACGCCTCCGTTAGCGGTTGATTCATCCCAAACGTCGCTTTCCTTGCCATACTGGAAGGTGTTGAAGAAGACTGTCTGGTATGGGCTAACCTTTAGTCTCCCCTTGCTAGTGAAGTCTGCGTTTCCTAGAACCTCATCAGATGAAAGCAGAAGATCGTTGATCTTTTGAAGACTGCGGCTGGAATCATCATTCTGCCAAGGCGTATTATTCTCTGGAAAATACGCAGGCATTTCTTAAAAGACAAAGAATGGACTAACTAATAGAGTTCCACCTTGAATAGTGGTATTGGCATCTTTTGCAACATTGGCGTGTGCGCTTGAGACAACGACATCTCTAGCATTGGCAGACACAATGCAGTTTGTTGCGCTAGTAGCAAGCTGTGTATCGCCCATGAGCTTCACAACCTTATTAGTTGCAGTAGTGGCGTTAAACGTGATGCAGGGTTGAGAGTTATTGGCAATCAACCTTCCACCTCTGAATACATGGCTGTTGTTTGTCGCATCCCCGTTTGCAAACTTAAAAACAACAAGTTTGGTAGCGGGGGTTCCACCAACTAGATTTTCAATTCGCAAGGATGTAACTCCACCAACAATACTAACGCCTTCCGTTCCAAAAATCTGAACAGTCCAACACAATGCCGTGAATTGCATAAACGAATTGGATTGGGTCATGTCGAGCAATCTTCCGCAATAAGTGAATAGCACCTCGTAAAAGACCATCCCGCTTGTTCCAGTCTCGCTGACAACAGTAGATGCAGGTGCGTTGATAATACCTTGAATGTTAATCCCAAGGGTTCCAGTCGCAACGGCAAAAATAGTCCCAGCCCCAGCGGCATTTGTAATGCCAGAGCATTGTATCGCTACCGCCTGAGCTACTGGGGTTCCACCGCTTTGCGACCATAGACCGCCAGTTCCAGAACAGGTGAATGTTCCATAACCAGCAATTGTTTTTGGTTGATCTGCCGTTAGGCTAAAGGCAACGATATTTGCAGATACAGTTACGCTTGCTCCTTGTTCAAAATAAATGTCGGCCTTTCCGTTAAGGCTAATCTGTGCAGAGATTGAGTAAGATCCAGCCCTGACATAAACCAAGTCCCCAACCGCTGAAGCTGAAACAGCGGCGGCAATAGTAGCGAATGGATAATTGATGCTATATTTGCTATAGCCACTCCTAGCGTCAGATCCAGACGAGTCCACATAGATCGTCTTTCCAGAGTTCATCTGCTGTTGGATGGCAGATCCCGACTGCTGTATCAATACAACATTCCCTCCTACTGGTGGGGTAATTTCAACAAGGTTGTTAGCAGTCATTAGGCAAAGGTAGTTGATTCAATAATATCGCAAGTTCCTTTGATAATATGATCTACATTGCCGCCAATAGCAATTCTAATGTCGTATTGATAACGCTCTGGTGGAATTGCCGCAGATGTAGCGGCTGGCAGGAATAATCCAATAAACCCATCCGTTGCTGGAGAGTTTTTAGTAACAGTAAAAGATGCTAATGCAGACTCATTCCAAGCGTCCTTGATTTGCGACGTAATGGTTGCGGCTGTCAAATTAATGGGGTTGCCATCAGAGTCCTTATAAATAAGGGAAAAGGAAAAGTCGCTACCCTGTTCTATAGCGTTATCATCTACTAAATTAAAAATTCCTGCTGGCATTATTCTTCCTCCGTAAAATCTTGGAATCTGTCTAAAAGAGTCGGCTCCTCCACAACCTCCGTAATCCAGTCTGGAAGCGGAGTGTCGGCAGGGTCGAGGAGTGCGCTCCACTCGTAGTAGAGAGGTTCACCGACGGGTTGCTCAAATCCCTCATCGTCCTTTGCGTAAGAGGCATAGACTGGTGATGGGATGATATTGACGCCCCAGACGGGACGGCATGGCGAGGGGTTCATCCATAGCCAAGGCAGGTCACTTGCGTCTTGGAGAGTTGTAGCTCTAAAGGTTCTCATGGTTATGGGAGGCCGAGTCCAAGGCCGAGGGTTTGTTTATAGAGGGAGTAGAGTTGGCTTGTTGAAGTCGAGAGGTTCCCGATTAAGCTAAAAGGGATCGTAAAACTTCCACTAGGTGCGCTTGCACCAAACCCTGCGCCAACCTTGCATGTGTCGAGAAAACTGGTAGGTAGCACGGAGTAAGCACCAGTAAGGGGTGCATTGTTATCAGCGCGGGTTGAAGCAACCCCGCCAACCACTTGTGTGATGAGGCTCTTGGGACTGTTTAATGTGTAGAGGTAGGCCGAATCGGTGGAGTCCCATACCCAGTTTTCATTGCCTCCAGTCCTCGTCGTGAGATTAGGCAACATATATCTTCCACGATATGTGCCGCTGTTTCCTGCCCCAACGCAAACAGCTATGCCATCTGAGCCAGCGGTAGATGCGCCATGATTAAATGTCGCTATTTTCGAACCATCTTCGGCATACGGAGTAGCAACCACCATGTTTAGCAGTTGGCTTGTCGAGGAATAGAACGTGGACGATAAAAAGCCTCCCGAATTTCCAGTCGCGCAATTTATATGCTGCGTGGTGGCCGGACTAAACCTTATCCCATTCGCCCCCCAGACTGGAGCGTTAACCAGAGTCCCATTGAACCGACCTAGCCCTCCAAGCGAGAATGCCGTAGTGCCGCTCCCTGCATTCTGACTAGCCCTCAAAGGCCAACACACCATGCTATTCCACAAGCCGAGCGATTTGATCCCTTTCACGAAATCCGAGATCAGACGGCGTGAGTCGGCAAGAGAGGTGACAATCGGGCCAATGTTCGGAGCGGTGACGCTTCCGTTGTTCGTCAGGGTGTTCGTTCCGTGAGAATCAGCGGTGACGCTGTTCTGGTTGAGTGCCCACCAAGAGATCAGGTTCGTCCGAAGTCCGCTGTCGAGCGATGCGTAGGTGCGTCCTGCGCCAGAGTTGAAGAGGGCCGTGACTTCGGACGCGGTGAGTGCTCGCTTCCAGAGGCCAAATGCAGCCACTCTGCCGTTGAGGTATTGTGAATTATTCGCCCCAGCTAAACCGATGGATAAAGGGTTTGCGGTGTTTTGAATTGCCGCAGGCATGGCAACTGGAGTCCCTGCAACTCCATTCCCATACATGGTCAGATTCGTTCCGTCGAAAACTATGGTCAAATGATTCCACGCCCCCAATACAACCGATGGCCCAGTTAAGACAGAATAGCTCCCTGAAGTGCTCCAAAGGAATTGTGTCGTTGTCGTGTTAGCATTTATGCGGAACCCGTAGTCCAAAGGTAAAAGGTTAAGCACCGCCTTTCCAAACACATAGGCGTTTGCTGTGTTCAACGCCGAAACAAAATACCAGCAGGAGAGTGTGAAGTTTGTTCCCGAAAGGTTAATTGATGCGTTGTCAGCAACACTCAAAAACTGATTCGTCCCATTAAAACTAGCCGCATTGTCGTAAGCCGTCGGCGTCTGGGTGCCGCTCGCAATCCCTGCCCTCAAGAAATATTGATAGGCATCTGGATCTACTCCTTCTCCGAATATGATCGGATAACCACTCATTCTAATTAAGGACGATAGCCTTCAAGCGAAACAGTAAACGTAGCCCCACTCACAGGAACATATGCCGCAGTTACCTCAAGCAACCCAAAGATAGACGTTCCAGTTGCAGGAGTTGCAATAATAGCACTTCCAACATCAGGAACCCCTCTTCCGCTAGATCCAGTAGTTCCAGAGTTAGACAGCGTAATGGAGAAATTGCCAAGGTATCCATCTATCCCAGATGTGGCAAGCACTCCAGCAGTATTAAATGCTCCATTGTCACCAACAGTTGGTACTGGAGTTGTTTCAAACAAGTGAAGCCTAAAGCTGGCGTTTGTCAAAAGCGCATTACTAGTGTTAATCCTAGCCCTTTCAATTCTTACGGAATCTCCAGCACTCCTAGTTACAGTAGTAAAAGTAAGCGGAACTACTGATCCTGCGGTTGTGTTATTTGCAACAAGATCACCGCTTGCATAGGTAGTGGTATCGGCTGGACGAGTAAAAGAGGAAACACGCTCAATAAGCGCATTATTTGAAGTGACTGCACCAATATTATTGGTTCCAGCAGGAAGAGGTGCGCTAAAAATGGTAGAACTATTACCACTCAAATTATAAGAAATGGCCAGCGGCCCCGTAAATCCTAATTGACTTGAAAACCTAATGGCTCTAAATCCAGAAACATCAATTATGCCTAGCGTTGCAGTTGCGACGACAAGAGTGCTTGATTGTGTTCCACTTGGAAGTGAAGTATAATTAACAGCAGAAAAAGTTGTTCCATCAACAGATCCCGAAACCTGCACGTTACCAGCCAGCATGGAGCCAGCTGTTTGAAAAGCAAGCACTCCGTATCCAGTTGTATCAATAACAAGAGGAGCGGAACTTGTTACATTTCCACTACCAGAGACATCTGCATTAGCTGGGCCTGTTTGAATGGACTGAACTAGAGCGTTGATCTTCTGCAAGCTCCTCGTTACGTCATCATTCTGCCAAGGGGTATTGTTTTCTGGGAAATAGGTAGGCATATATTTATTTTTTGAGAACTCTAATAATGGTTGCGGCTGACGCTACGATACTAAACAATAGACACAAAATACGCAAGGATTCTTCGTTTGGAAAATAGGACGCAATAAATGCCGCCATAGAAGTTGTGGCACCAATTAGTCCATCAAATCCATCAGAATTGGAGTGCATACTAATCCATCTCCTCCTCTTCACTATACTCCTCCTCCTCCATCTCCTCGCCCTCCATAGAGGCACTTCCCTTCTTGTCCTCCATAGCCATCAACTGCTCTTTCATTGCCTGCTTCGCACCCTTTGGCTTATTAGCCTTTTCCATTTTGGATTCAACAGGGATGTTGTCCTGTCCGATTCCAACAACGTGCATCTTGCCATCCTTAATCTTAAAGGTGGCGATTTCGGAGAACTCTTGACCCTCTTTAACCCCATCGGGAGTGGAGAAGCCTTTGGGAATATTAAATGAAGTAGACATAATTTTTATCAGTAAGACCTTGTAATAATTTAGTCAATGCTTTTTAAGCTTGCACAAAAGAAAACCCCCTCCAGATTTCTCTAGAGGGGGCTTCTTGAGTACTAGTTAACTCTGATTAGGAGTTCGTGCAAGACGTAAATGCCAGATCGTTCGGGCAACGCTTGTGGATGATCACCCTACCGAGATAAGGTGCAATCGGGCGGCTTCCGCTCTGGAAGATAGCCATCCAGCGACCGATCTTGCCCAGAGGGTTCGACACGGCATCACGGATGTTCAGCCAGAAGAACTGTCCGCTGTAGTAGTACGGATAGTCATCAAAGGCGGCTCCAGCGATGTTCGGCCCAACCTGCTGAACTGCTTCCTCATACACATCGGGGTGGAAGATGTATGCGGCCTCAAGAGGCGCAGTATTGTAGGCAGGGTTAGCCTCCCAGCGGTTGGTCGAAAGACCAGCATCACGCTGAATGAACGGATACACTTGGGTGTAGGTTCCACCACCGCTCGTGCTGTAGGTGAAACGAGGAACCTCAAGGTCGATCATGTGGTAGAAACCACCGAAGGAACGCTCGACACCGAGAGGAGCAATAAGCTCGCTAGGGGTGGCATAGCGGATGTCCTGACGGAGTTCCGAGTTATCACGAAGGAGTGAGCGGCTGGTTTCGGGCGAGGTGATGAGACCAAGCACGGGAACACCATTCTCTTTTCCAAGGGCGTTGTGACCAGCACCATCACGGATAAGCTGAACACGGATGGTGTCAAGCTGATCCTGCGAAAGCTTCAGGGTAGGAACAGGGACTCCACCAACACCATTAAGGTTGGCGTATTCCGTGCTGAATCCAGCCTGAATCTTGGGAACGAGACGGAGGTACTCCGCACGGCGACGATTATCAAGAACAGTCTTGGTAAGCTGGGTAAGCTGTTGGACAGTCTTGGCAATCTGGCTCTCAATCTGGAAGGAGGTCTTCAGATCATCCAAGCAGATGCAAGGGGTCTGATAAGCCTTCGACTGGAGGTTCCAAGTGCGGACAGTCTGACCGAAGTTAAGACTGGAAGGAGCGGGATCACAACCATTGGAGGAAGTTCCATTGGAGATACCGACATTCGTCCAATCCGCTTCAACGGAACCAGACAGAACACGCTCAATGGTGATTTCGCTCAAGGTGGTGCCCATTCCCTGCGGAAATTTTCCGACACGGACAAGGCGGCCCCAAGGGCCATCAACGGAGTAACGCTCATGAACGTCAACGGAGAAGCGATTCGTCTCACGCTGGAACAGGTCGTTAACTGTGCTACAAGCAATAGAAGCAGACATAAAGTTAAAATAGTTATTGGTTAGGTTTAGTTGGACTGACTCTTTTTCGGAAGAGGCGACTCCTTCCTACGCCTTAATTATGGTTGCGACCCCACATACGCAAATTAAGGCACTATCACAACTTAGTTAATTCAGTCAACGGGATTCTATCAATTCCTTGATCCTCTGGCAGTTTTCAATGGTAATCATGCTACCAACTAATCTAATGACTGCCCATCCAGCAAATGCCGCCTCATTATACTTTTCAGCATCCTTGATATATCCACCACCCCTAGTATGCCTCCCACCAGACCAAACGCCGCCCTCTATCTCAATGGCCGTTTTCGATTCTAAATGAGCAAAGTCAAATCTCCACTTGCGAGTTTCGTGGAACCTATGCTCCTCAACTAGCTGTGGCGAGTTCTGAATGCTTGACCACAGCCTTGCGAACTTTACCTCTAGGACGCTTGGAGGCTTTGGGAGCTTTGATGATCCCTGCTTCAACGAGCTTGTGGAGCAGTTCTTTTTTGTTTTTGTTGTTTTGTTTTGCATATTCAATAAGTGCGTCCAATGATTCTTGAGGCTTATCCTTTGTTTCATGTGGTTGCAATGGCGACACAACAACTACGCCAGCACCCGTTGCAGGATCTCCCTGCACACCATTCGGAGATAAACCATCATTAAAAAGAACACCCTGTTTGTCGGGATGGTATATCACAGCACCTTGCCTTACGCAAGAAGCATCTACCACATCCCTGCGCCACTTCTTTTCTGGAATCCAATCGTGATGGATCAGTTCAGTTCGTGCCATCCGTGGAATTACATGATGCGCTGATGCGATGTCCCATGCCGTGAACTCGTTATTGTAAATTGAAGGAGCGTACCTAGATAGATCCCAATGATAAACGGCAATGCCGCTCATGTGGTCTACCCCATTTGGCATGATCCCATTGATCCCAACATAATCTCCCATGAAGAACTGCCCTCGCTTGATGTATTCAGCTTCGATGTCATCAATCCAAGATGCCTTGAGAGGAACTGCGTCTGGCTCCATCCATAGAAATGGCTCCTTGGCGATGGTTTCGCAATAGCGAGCCACCTGTTCAAATGCCAAGTTGCAGGACAGGGGCCAGCCAGATTGCGTGTGATAACAAGACTCCACAATGGCTTTTCCGAAGGCCGAAGAAAGCGGCTCAAGCACTCCTTGCGTGGTTGCTTGGTGAACTGGAGCTAGGAGAATAGTGTGCTTGGGATATGATCCAAGCTTGGCTACATGGTTAGCCCAACGCCGCATAAGCGGCAAATCTCCGTTGTGATATGCGATTGCAACAATCATTTCGATGGATTGCTTGTATGGCAACAACCGCTACTTGTCAAGCAGTTGTTTTACAATTACACGGCACCAAGAACCCATACTGTTTGAGATCCACCAGCTGGGGTGGCGAAAGTAATGGGGGTAAACAAGGCATCGCTTGGAAGACCGCTTGGATCAATGTTGCAGGAAACGCCACCAGCGATAGCGGTGATTACTCCAGCATCAACATACGTTACGTTATCGTTATCAATAAAGTTTGTAATCGTTGCTGACCCAGCATTCGTGTCCGACTCAAGAGTAATTTTTGGAGATCCAGTTGCATCATCGCCAAGATATATTGTTGATTTGTCTTGGTGATAATCTACATTAACCTCAAATTTTTGCGAAACGCTCCTAGTGGCGTTACTGCTATATAATTCAATCTTGTCAGCAGGCTTGCGGGCTGGCATCCCACCAATGGAGGTTGACATCGGAGCAAACGCCCCTTCATATCCAACGCTCGCATTTGTTTTTGCGTTAGGCAATGGCCCGAATCCACTAAAGTCTGACTTTACTTGTGTTGTATCCATATTATTTCAAGAGAACGTATTGCTTTGCCACCCTCCAAATATTGGCTTTCCAATAATCAATTTCAAATGCGATCAACTGATATGTTCCAATTTTTAATAAATAATCAGATGCTAATTCAGCAGTTGTTGGAGCCGTGTAAGATTGAACAATATATCCGTGAACTGGGTCATTCGATGCGGTATTAAAACTAACCGAAATTCCAGCGTTCGTTAATGCATCTGGAACATTTATTTTGAAAAAGTACCCATCAAAATACAGGTTTGTTGTTACTGGATCGTAAAGCGTGTACGAAGGTGTTGGCTGGTTGTATTGATAAGTTGTCTCATACTTAAACACAGTTTGATAACTGCGCTTTGCTCTCATAACTGGCGTTACGGCAACATTGAGTTCCCAATTTGGCAACTGAGTTGTTGTTGTGGTAAATCCAGTAACCAGATTTGGGCTGGAATAAGACCCAGTTTTATATTCGTCTCTTTGTGGCGGCAATGACGATATGCGAGATTGAATCCTAACTGTTTGCCAAGCGTTGATTGGCTCATCCCTGTACGAAAGCAATCCATCGGTAATTCCAAGCGGAGCGGCGTCTTCTGCAATTAAATCCTTCGTTGTGCTAATGATTAAATTCAGGTCTGGGTCATATTGATAACCATTCAGCGTTTCCGTGGAAGAATAAACAACATTTGTTAGCTCAGACTTGACAGAATCAACAGGATTAATTGACGAGCTAATGGTGTTTGTTGTTGGAGTGCCAATGGCAGTTCCACTTGCAACAACCTGCTTGGTCTGATCAGCAATACCAAACTCTTGCATTACCTTGCCAGTCAATGACGGGCCGGGTATTACCTCATAAACTCTCTGAACGACAACATAGCGTGAGCGCAATGGGTTCCCATCTGGGAGTTCTTCTTTCCTCTGGGAAACAATCCTAGCACCACCAAATACAGGATCAACGGAGCCTAGTGCTACTGGAACATACTGCGACCTTGGCACAATGTATGTCCGTGTAACAATTGGAAACAAGGGATTATTAGAACTATAATCCAAGCCGAAATTCCAAGGGTCTTGGGAGGCTAGAGTTCTGTCATTTGCCCAGAAATTCAGGACGAACTTGCCGTCCTCGCTTGGCTGTTGATAAACCAAATACAAGGTATCAGGCCATTTGCCTGCATCCCTTTTATTGTAAACAACAGATCCGTCCAATGGCTGTGGGTTGTAAGCACCCTTCTCTGCGCTGACCTTTTCAACCAATACAATGTGTCCGTTCTTCGTATAGAAATCGGGAACATTGGGCGTTGGATATTGGGGAACTCCAATCTCCAATGGAGGGTCTGGGAATCTAGGTTGTTTTGCTGTAGCCATTATCGTTCAGAGATGTTTTGCCGTAAGAAGGGTATAGACAACTCCATTGCTTCCCAGATGTTTTCTGGTGCCCTCTTAACTGGGTGAGGAGCAACAACGCTAGAAACGCTATGTCCAAAATCTTCCATGTTAAATGGCTCTTCCAGATCCATCACATCAGCAACGTATTGCATTGTTGAGGGAATATAGGGTCTGGCATAAATTTCTGTCAACGTGATTGGGAATCGTTCGCCGCCATGAATGAGCTTCTCAAGGTTAACCATTGAACTGACAAAGGGAGCCTTCTCAATCAGTCCAAGCGATGTGAGGGCAAAGCCACGAGCCAGTTCACCAGCCATTTCAGACGGATAATCTGATTCGTCAATGTGCGTCTTCCAGAATCGCATCATGGTTGCCCCAATCTGCAATGCCGCAAACAATGGGTTTTCAAGCAAACTGTGAGGGATAAATGCAATCTTGCCATATTCCGTCTCGCCTTCTTCTTCCCCCTTGATGTAGATGCCGCCAATCTGCTCCTCAAACAAGGCTCCAATAGCCAAGAAGGTTAATCCAGCAGACCCATTCTTTAGCTGACGCATGATCACTTCTGCGTCCCTTTGTGGGAGTGTTTCCAATCCCTTCGACACGGCATTAACAAGCTTGGCAGTTCCATACACAGATCCAAAGGCATACTCAAAGGTTTGCTTGATGATGTTTGTCGGGATCTTAACGATTGGCAATGTCTGCTCCAGAGCAAAGGCTACTGCCTTGCCTCCAGCACCCCTCCTCTTGCTTTCTGCAATAAGCCTATTGTATTGTTGGATGACGTAGTTGTCTTCCTTGAAAATCGATCTATTGGCAAATTCAAAGGCGGCAAGTTCAGCCTGATTGATAATAGCTGGATCTCTAGGATTGATGTCTGGCTGGGTCTCTGCCCACTTCATATAACGATTGAATCCAGCTTCGTAATTGGCAAGTCGTGTGGGATTCTTAACGGCTTCGTGCAACCTGCCAAAGAAGCCTAGCCAGTTTTGAGGAACGTCCATTCCCTTGCCAAACTTGACCTCAAGATACGAGCCATCTCCACGGACAATCTTCTTGAACTCCTTCATACCAGCTGTCAATCCCTTCCAGTATGCCTGAACGTCTTCAGCCACCCTTGTATTGCCGCCACCTTCAATTGGTGCGTACTTGGCAAGACGATCAATAACTGGCACAAATCGCTTCAGGATCATGCCAGTACCCTCCGTGAATCCACGAGCAAGTGCGACTTCAGAACTTGCCGCAGTAAGCTTAAACAGGGACTTGGGGCTGGACAGAATGCTGAATCGCTTAAATGAGGTAAGGAAATCTAATGCTTTTTGCGTTGGAGTGCGATCACGATATTCAATTTCCGTGATGGCTTTTTGCACTTCCCTCTGCAATCTCTTAACCTCACGATCAGCGGCCTCCATCTCTGGAGTCATAATCTTTTCCCTTGTAATTGTCTTTTTTGTAAAATCTCCTTCAGCCAGCTGACGCTCAAGCTCCGCAGTCCTCCTGCTCATTCTTGCCATGTAGTTTTTAATGGCGGCATCTCGCAGTTGCTCTTGCTTCCATGCCGTTCCCTTGACCTGCTGTTGCATATCAGCAATTTTCTGCTTCAGCGCAGTAACAGCTTCGGTATCAACGCCAGCCTTTTGCCGCCTCTCTGGAGGAACTCCATCTAGCTGGCTTTGAAGACCATCAATCTGCTTGAGCAATCTCTCTTCTTTCTTAATTTCATCATGCGTAGTGGTCAGTTGGTCAAGGGCTTGCTCTTTTGCCTCAAGGTGCTGTAGTTGCGCCTTGGATGCCTTGATCTCTTTGGAAGTAACGCTATCCCTGAATGACTCCTTCTTCTTCTGCCTTGTTAGTTCGGCATCCTGCAAAGAAGCAAGCTTCTCTGTTTCGTGTTGCTTCATTACTCGCAACGCACGTTTGGCGGCTCCAAGCTTCTTGCCAGCATCCAAGTTTGGATTCGATAGATCCTTGTCTACCTCATCTAGCGTCTTTTTGTCAGCTTCAGCAAACTTACTCGCACGAACGCAACTCATAATCAAGCTCTCCTTTGAATTTAGATGCCAAGACGTTAATTTCCTCAACCATTGATTTCATTTGTGACTCAACACTCTTGAACTCAATATTCCTTCTTTCAAACAATTTAGCAATATTTATCTCCCTTTCTCTGGCTGTGCCACGTTTCGTCGCCTTATTGTAAGAGTCAACAAACTCTTTCTGCTGGGTAATGCTATTTTGAATCGCTTTCTTTAGGCTGGTTTCTCCAAACTGAACAAACGCCCCGTTGCCCTGTAGAGCATCATGCGTCTGCTCTTTTGTCCAAGAGTCGCCCATGATGTTCTTAATGCGCTTGTGAACCTCATCAGTAATCTTGGCTGGATCGGTGCTACCAGTCTTTTCTGCGAAAGACCTTGCCAGTCCACGGACAGCAAGCCCAACGCTCATTGGGTCGTTCTTCTCTGATTCCAAGATGGATGTGAATCGCTCCATTTCCTGCTTGGCAGTAGGTTGCTCTTCTGCAATCGAAACCCTACGAAGCCCCTTGGAGTATTCAATGAACTCCATTAGAGCA